CGAAACCAACTGCTCCACCTGTTAATGAACCTTCATTCTGTGTATAACCAGCAGAAACGTCGTTTCCTCCGTCTGGATGCTGTGATGAGAATGCTGTATCTGGTTCATTGAATAGTGCTTCTGCTCCACTCTGAGATGTAAATCTAGATCTCATTGCGAAGATAAGTCCTGTTGGGCCGCTCATTGGTTGTACACCAGCTAGGTCATATGCGACCAAGTTTGGCATAGAACGACGGATAAGACTTATGAGTACTGGGTCGAAACCAGCAACTGGGCCGGCAGCTGTTGCGCCAGCAGAGAAACCAGCAGTTGCACCAGATGAACCGGTTGTTACTGTAGGTTGCTCAGATAAGAATTCACGCTCTTCGCGTTGTGTTTGCTCTTGGTTCTCTAAAAGAACTGCTGTGACCATTCTTCTATGGTTGTCTTTGATTGGATCTAGTCCATCATAGTCTAGAAGCGGGGCCCACTTTTCTACAAGAGCTTCCTGATTAATAGGGGCTTGCATTTAAGAGTTACCTTTTTTTAAGTTTGTTTGAATGTATAATGTAAAAATCACTTTTTAGACACACGGTTTAATGTCTGAAGATATGCTTCCATTGAACTGGATATATCCTGATATGTTGGAGTGTTTGTCTCTTCAGATAAATTCTCCGACTTGTCTCTTTGAGATCCAGCATTACTTGGGAAATAAGATTCCTTAAGTGTTACTAGTTTCTCACGATAGTCTGACTCACTTTCAAACTCAACTTTTTCTACAAGGGTTGCAAGTTTTTCTTTCTGTGTTGATGCTAATCCTTCGGTTACTTCACCAAAGACTACATCTGCAGATGACTCGGCTAATCTCCTGTTTAGAGCAACATTCTTTTCGATTTGCTCATTGAGTTTACCTTCCATTTCATCAAGTTTATCTACCATGCTTTCGATAACATCATATTTGTCTTCAGGTACGGATACATAATGTTCTTCAAAAAGACTCTTCATTCCAGTTAAGAATGAATCAGTCATTTCTGACTTGAGACCGGATTCAACAGCAATTTGATTGTCTGCGATCCATTCGTCAGACACATACTCAAGGTATGCATCGACTCTTTCTTCAAGTTCAGATTTAATAGCAGCAACTTCTTCAATGAGTTGCTCTTCATATTGAGCTTGAACGCTCTCTTTAACATCAGCAAGTTTAGACTTGATTGCTGCTTCAAAGATTGTTCTTGCCTTATTTTGAAATTCTTCTGAAAGTTCTTCGCCTTCTAGAAGTGCATTAACATCTGCTTCGATGTCAATCTCTTCTTCAACGATTTCTTCTTCAGTTTCTTCAGTTGTTTCTTCTTCAGCAACGACTTCTTGAGTTTCCTCAACTTCAGTTGTTTCTTCTTCAGAAACTACCTCATCAGTCTTTGCTTCATCTTCAGCGACAACTTCGCCTTCGGAAGATTCATCTTCTTCCTTCATGCCCGCTGGACTTGGATCTGCAGGTTTCGCACCTTTAGAGACAATATCCTTAACCTGTTTTAGGGTTGTTCCGGGTGTTTTCAACTTATTAGAATCATCATCAGGTTTTGAATTTTCAGGAGTAGGGCCTCCTAAATCTTCAACCGATGCTTGATTCGGAGTTGATAGAGCAAGTTTTGGCATTGGATCTGCCGATTTTGCCCCTTTGGTTACTACATTTTCCATTTCGTGTTAATTTTGACCAGCGGACATTTGAATATTAGATTTTAAATAATCTGTATTTATTTATAATGTTACAGATTTGCTAAGAAATCTTGGAATAATCCAAGTTTATGCTCATCTAAAACATTTTGATCAACTAAAGTGTTAATCTTCTTTTTTGTTTGAGAAGCAAGTTGTTCACGAAGGATTCCTCCTTCCCAAACCCACTCTTTTCCTTCCATAATTCCTGATACAAAAGCATCAGGTGCTGATGGATCAGCAACGATATCTGCAGCAGTTGCTAACATAAAATCTTCACCAACTACTTTGCATCCAGATGCAGTATCTTCTTTTAATGATCCGATACCACGAGACGAGACACCGAGGGTGACTCCTTCTGAAATAAGATTGGATGCAATCTTACCCATTGGTGTTGAAAGTATTTGTGCTTTACCAATAAAGTTTTTACCTTCTTGACGAAGTGATGTAATCTTATGAGATACTCTATCAAGGTTTACTGTAGGGCCATCTGGATGTCCAAGTTCTCCGAGTGCTCTACCTTTCTTAACAAAACTTTCGTTATAGCGATTTACTTCTCTTGTAAGTGTACTTACAGGATATAATCTACCGTTACGATTTTTGATATCTCCTTGTAAGAAAACACCTTCGATAAACATCTTTTTATTACCGCCTTTTCCTTCAACGATAAATTTAACCTTTTGGACTTCTTCGGTAATTAGTTTCATTTTCTTAGTTTGTGTAACCTACTTTTGATCCTTTAACTGCAGCATTAGCAGCAAAAATAAAATGACCAGATTGCTTTTCAACTAATGCACTTTCTGTTCTCATTAGAGTGAAAGATCCAACAGTTGTTCCACCTTGAGTTTCTACAATAGTTACTAAATGATCAGCACCTGTTGCTGTATTAACTAAACGAACTACAGTGGCATTATCAAAAGTTGATGCACTACCTGACCCAGTTGGTAAAGCAGCTTCCGCACCTTTGATTAATAGTCTAGTCATCTTCTTCCTCTTGTGGTTCAGTATCTACTTCACTTTCATCGTCAAACATTCCGTTACCAACTGAAGGTCGAATGTCTTCAACCTTCTTAGCAGCTTTCTGATATAATAGATCTTTTAATTCATCTGAAATCTTTGCAGCATCAGAATCCTTTGCAATCATGTCAATAATGTTTTCCATATTTTAAATAGGTATATATTTTATTTATATCTCTGCTTTTTTGGTATCATTTGCTAGTTCTGCATCTGTTACTGCAGCTTGACCTTCTAGATCATCTTCAACTGGCACATCGCCTAAATCTCCACCTGCAATTGGTTCACCAGTTATTGGGTCAACTTGTGAAGGATCTGGTAAAATTCCATCCTTGATTTCTTGTTCGATTTGTGCATCAATCTCTTCAATTTCAGTGTCAGATTGACGAAGAACTTTCTTACGAAGATACTCTGTTGAATAGTACTTACCAAGATATGGTTCGACAGTTGCAGCAAGACCTAATCTCTCATTCATCATTTCTGATTCTTTAAGTTCTGCAAACTGATTATCGTATAAGAAATCATACTGAATATGATCACTCATCTTCTCCCAATCTTCTGGAGTAACAATGTTCTTAAGAATCAATTGAGTTCTCAACATGTCATTAAACATGTTACCAAATCTCTTTCTTAATCTTCCAACAAACTTACTAAACTTAAGTTCATCTCTTAATATTTCAGATGATCTTCCTAAGTTAAATCCACCATCAGATGCGATTCTAGATTCAGGAACACCTAATGCACGATATAGTTTCTTTTGGAAGTATTCAATATCTGTAAGTTCACCTAAGTTTTGTCCACCGGGAAGTGTTGATATCTCAGTTCCTCTTCCACCTTCTCTTCTTGGTAGCCAGAAATCTTCCATCATAGACATGAACTTACGATCATCTCTAACTTCACCTGTCTGTGCATTGTAACTTAACTTATTACGATAGCGACTCATTACCTCTTTAAGGTACTGTTCTGCTTTTACTTTTGGAAGATTACCAACATCAATATAAAATATTCTTCTTTCTGGTGCTCTTGATAATCTGTAGATAACAAGACTATCTTCAATCATTCTTAATTGATTAAGTGCCTTGATTGCTTTATGAAGATATGAAAGAACACGATTCTTATTTCGATCTACTAAACCAGATGTACACATAGTAATCGAATCTTTTGCAATTTTAGTTGATCCTTTACCTGCCTGTGCAATCATCCCTGTTGGATAATTAGGTTTCATTGAATAGATGTAGTATTCATCAAATTCAGGACTCATAATACTATCGTCCTTACTATTAATTCTTACATATGGATCATCTTTACCATTCTTTCTTTTTTCTTGTTTAACAAACTTCAACTTCATCGGATCAATATATCTTAAATCCTTGAGTCCTTCCTGTGG